GGATGTTGTACGAACTCGTTCCAAAGTTCTACGATGACCCTGCAGATGGCTTGCCTGTTGTCCATGCGATTATCGCCCACATCGCTCACAAAGCCCATGAGGCCAGAGTGTACAGTGACGAGAACACTGTTCGTGACATCACCGGCAACGACGCGTTCGTGCGCAACCCTGCCGCAGTGCCAGAACAGATGCCCCTCGTTCCTGCTTTGTGGAGGCATTTTCGCGCCTGGTGGAAACGCAGAACCTGCAAATTCAACGCCAAAGTTTACAAGGTGTTGACTGGCGAGGATCTGCCCCTTCAGGTGCCGGGCACACACTGACTCCCCACCAACCTGCCCACCCTTGGCACGCTCTCCAGCGGGGCGGGCAGGCTGAATCATCTCCCCGCAATCGTGGGTGAGATTTTGGAGGCACCACCACTCCACAATAATACCATCACTGTCGAAGTGCTGGGTGATCACACACCCCGCGCCAGGCAAATGGGGTTTTTCACTGGACTGGTACTCTGGGACCCTGTCATCTATGACACCAAGTCTGTCAGCAACTTCATCGCAGCTGTGAACAAGAACTTAGCGCCTCAAGTGCGCGACGGTCGGGTTACCGCTGGGGTGAAAGAACTGATGGCCAAGTTTGTCATAGAGGAGACCACATGCGGTATCGACATTATGACTCCGAAGGTCGAACCAACTTCTTCGAAGTGGACCAAGGACGACGTCATCGTTAACGCACGTGCGAAGGGCCTTTCACGCAAAGCAGACAAGTATGAGGACGCTATACCAGACAGCGAGTCTTGCTCCCATTCAATGGAGACTAAGAATCGGTGGACTGGTGACCACTTCATCAAGTCCGAGGCGCTGAAACCTGGTAAACTCCCAAGGCTTATCTTCAATGCACGGCCAGCAGACGTTCTCGTAGGGCGTACTGTCAATAGTGCATATGAGGAGTGGATGCACCGGTATCCGTCTGTCAAAGGTTTGGCAACCCAAGACAAATGGATCCCTGTGAGCGACGTTCACAACGCCCTGGGCGGTGACACCTGGGTACTCTGTCTTGACGACACAGCCAGAGACGCGAACACCGTCAGAGCCGACTTTGAGCGTTTCAAGAAAACGCTCAAAGCAATCGGCCTGGACGATGACGTGTACTCCGGCATGCTGGACAGGCAGGGCTTTTCGTCTCGGTACAAAGTCGGTTTCCAAGCAAAATTGAGAGTTACGAGCAATCGTACATCTCTTTTGAGTGGTTGCGACTTTACCTCCTGCATGAACTACAACACCACGAGATTCAACGCTTACTACCTCTGCTACCGACTAGGGTTGAGCAAGAATGACTGGGGTGTCGTTGCAGAAGGCGATGACTGTGTGATCCTGATACGGAAATCTGCTATGCCGGATTTCATGACCCGCGTCACACCTGCACTGATTGAGGCAATAGGTCTCGAACTGTGCAAACGCTGGAAGATTGAAAGCCTAGGCTCATATGACAAGGAACTCGGACACCCTTTTGTTGGCGGGACAGTTGTTCACTCCTCCAACAGGTGGTGGTTCTTCCCTTCAACTACGAGGATGCGGTTGAAGTCAACTGTTGTTGTCTCGTCACACCGTGACGAGAAGCAACTGCGCGAAAGGTTGGCTGCGAGAGCTGAGGCTCTGCGCGACAGATTTTCAATGATGCCCCTTGGGTATTCTATAGCAAAGTTTGTCACACACCTTTCAGCGAAGTATCCTGCTAAAGAGCCACGCAGAACTGCAG